CTCAGAGGCGAAAACACCCCGGACCTTAATTCCACGAATCGTGGTCCGAAACTCGTTCATCTTGAAGAACTCCTCCTCTAGAGCTGCCGAGTTCTTGAACAGGAAATCCTCATACTCCTGCTTTACGGTGCCCTGGGAAATTTCGCGTAAATTCTTGCGACAGTGCTGCTGGAAATCCTCCACGAACTTGTCCACACGCAGCAGAGAATTACGCACATCGGCGACGGAATCCGCCACCACGGAAGAACCGCTCAGGTCTACGGCGGGCGATAACTTACTCAGGTTACCGGCAATATTCTCTAACTTTGTATTCACCGCCTGCAGCTGCTCCGCCATCCAGGCCTCCAGCTTTGACGTCTTCCACTGCAACTCGTAGTCCTTCAGGAAATTCTGAAAAAAGAAAACATCCTTATTCGCCAAAATCTTCTCGGGGCTGAGGAAACTAATGAGAACCACCTTCTGGCTGGAAATCTCGGGGTCCTCCGTCAGAAAATCCTCCTCGGGCTCGGCGCCATGCTTGCTCATTTCTATTGGAATCTTTCCGATAACTTTAGACCGGGTTTATCGTTTAAAAAATCTATAGAACAAATATAAGGTAAGATGGACATGAATGATCTCCTCACCCGTGTTATCAAGTATGTAGTGGAGGGCGTGGCGGTTGCGCTCGCGCTTGTGTTCATCCCCCGGAAGCCCCTGCCCCTCGACGAGATTCTCACGGTGACCATCGCGGCGGCGGCGGTGTTCGCGGTGCTGGACATCTTCTCCCCCTCCATCGGCGTGACGGCGCGCCAGGGTGCGGGCTTCGGCATTGGCGCGAACCTGGTCGGCTTCCCCATGGCTCGTTAAATTGACGACGAATTCTCCAAATAATGTTTACGACACATTGGCAAATACTTGTCGGCCCCGCCGACATATATTTGCTCCGACTTCCCTTCCTTTTCAGAAATAAGTGCAGAAAACAACGCCACAGTCCCATCACCACACCTTTTACACAATGCAGTCAGGCGGGTCACCGTATCCGCCAAAGGAACCAGGCTCAAAATATCCCCAAAGGGCTTCCTATCGGAATCCCCATCTAACCCGACGACAATCACATCCTTATTGTCCGTCTCCACTGCTCGCAAGACAACATCATAGAGACCGCTAAAGAACTGCGCCTCTTCAATGATTATAAGGGGACACGCATACGCATCTGCAGCAAATATCTTGGCCAACTCGCCGACACCAAGACCATGTGCCGCTACGCCGTCTAAATCATGTGTCTTAATGGAACATCCGTCTTCATTATAACGTGTATCCAACATACACGTTACAATGAATACATCTCGCCCAATCGCCTTTGCGCGCCGAACACGCTGCAGAACGGCAGAAGACTTTCCGGAAAACATCGGGCCGATAATCAATTCAAGGGTCATTATACGGTGTAAAGGGGCATCCTTTTACACAGGCCTGGAAACTCAATTTTTTGACAATCAAAGCATCAGACGAGCACACAGACCCCCATTATATTTCCGCCGCATCTCGCGACAAATGACCTCATACAGACGCGTCATATTCGGCCGGCTAGTCTTTATCTCTATTCCAAGGACTTTCTCATATAATGCAACCGTCGTATCAGGCACCGAGAATTCCTTACCTTCTTGTAACATCGCAACCAGTAAATTATTATACGCCTCATTCAAAATCGGCTCTTCAGGCAACTCGACGCCAACGTCCAAGGACAAATCCGCCAAATACACGTAAAACTCCAGCAACTCTTTCAACCTGCTTTCTGGAAACCAGTCGAGAAATCTGATTTCCACACCGTGGTTGTAATGTTTCCGATAACTTATGTCCATGCCCAGCTCATCCAACATATTGTATCCGCTCGTCTCATGATATTTCTTATACCACCAGAAATCTGTTCCGCTGCCCCGAATATCTTTCACGGGGACGGTGACGATTTTTCCAACAGGCATGGCGTTTGTGTCAAAGGTGCATATTCCAATATACCGAGAAACGGCACATCTCTGCGAGCCGCGTGAATACTCCTTTGACACAGTCGATAAAGGGTCACTTGTTCCGAATTCAGCAATGATAAAAGGCTCCAGCCATTGAATCAGACGTATATATTTACGATGGTCTTCTTTGAATTTCTTGTAATCTACCAGCTTAGGAAGGCGATTCTTATCCGCTTCACCCAAGGCCGTTGGAAGAGTGATATTTATATGGTAAGTTACATTATTGAACATGGCAATATTCTTCGGATTTGTGAAATGCACGACGAATCCAGGATTTTCTTTTGGAAATTCCAAGGCGCCTTTATCCGTATAAATTCCACGCTGCTTGAGAAACGTATTGACCGTGCCGAGGAAATATTCTTTGGATTTTACCAATTCACGCACAACACGGCTGACCGTTGTTTTATAGAAATCTTGGGTCATGAATTCAATAGAATCTCCGTCAAAAATACAGTTCTTGTCAAATATCTTGGAAAATTTGCGAGGCCGGCAGCAATAATAGGATGGTGTATGCGAATATAGTTCTTGGAAAAACGTCTTTCCATTGTATTTAGGATTCGGTTTGGGATTCTTTTCATACGTGGTCAGATGATTCCCTGACATATCCATTTTATTGAATGCGTGTGCATTGAAGAAAAACGGAACGGGGAAAAATCCAGAGGCGTCTGGAAAGAGTTTCGCAAATGCAGTTTTATAATGGGGCTTATAAGTCGTATAATATCTGACGCTATATCTTTCGGCTGCGTGGTTATTGCGCATGATTGGGGCGGCTACATACAAGGGCTTGGCGAATTGTAAATATGTCTCTTCTTCAATACCGATGCCCCAGAAGGTTTCATTGGGTTTATACATGGATTTATATCGGAGATGTTTCACAAATTCTGTATACCCCATGACTAATAAAGCCGTAGATATTTGTTGACACAGGCGAAACGGGTCTAAATCGTGGCAACATACTCTTATCATAAGCATCTCTTTTACATTCGGTATTATTACTAGTGAAGGAAGCCAGCAGTTCTTGAAACAAATCGTAGATAGCATACGAGCACAAGCTATCCCCGCTTACGAGATTATTATTGTTGGAGGAAGTGTTTCCATAGAAGGGTGTAAAAGGATACCATTTGATGATAGTGTGAAGGCTGGATGGATTACGAGGAAGAAGAATCTGATTTTCAGGGAAGCGGCGTATGAGAATATTGTTGTCATGCATGATTATGTTATTTTGCGGGAAGGATGGTATGAAGGGTTTTTGAGACACGGAGATTCTTTCCAACTTTGTATTAATCCTATTCAAACGGTGGATGGACGACGATTCAGAGATTATGTGCTCTTCAACCAGTTTTTACATCCGAGGTTCTCTAATAAAACTCTTTTGCCATATGACTGTAAAGTATCGCCGAAAGTCAGTCGAATCATGTATGTTCTGGAACATATTATGTGGTGAAAAAGGAACTCGCGCTAAAATATCCTTTGCGCGAAGAGTTAGCGCATAATCAAGGAGAGGATGTTATATTTTGCCATGATATAGAGATTCCTGATATTCAGTGCAATCGGCATAGCAGCGTTCGCCTGTTAAAACATAAACCTTCTTGGGAAAATGAGATGTCTCAAGAAGATTATCAGTATCTGGAAGTATGGGCGCATATGTATGGAGATGAAGTGTATGAAAAACAGCGGGCCTTCCAGAGAAATTGGCTGGCGAGGGATTTTGGGATTATACTTCCTTAGTAGAGATGTGTTTCAGTGCTGAAGTTAGTCTTGTGACGTTTTTGATTGGAACAATATTCTCGGTAGTTATATTTCAGTTAGGAACACCCCTAGATAAGATTATAGGATTATTTGGAGTATATGTTTCTCTTATGCAGGGTATAGAATTTCTTTTATGGAGGCACCAAACATGTGACCAATATCATAAGAATGTATCTGTTCTAGGCGCCCTGCTTAACAGCGCGCAGCCGATTGTTCTGGGAATACTGGCACTTATATATAGTACTCGTGTGGAGAATAAGGGATATGTATTCTTAGTTGTTACAGCTCTATGTCTATATGGTGTGTATTCTTATATTGATAAGACTGCTTTTATTCTAAGTCCCGAGCTACATTGTACGCAACCCAGACCGAATGACCCTCATTTACATTGGAATTGGGCACAAAACTACCCTTGGTCGTCAGATTGGTTAGTATATATAACTTCTATAGTACTCATTTCTATTATCGGAATGCCGACTCTTTCACAAGGAATTGGATTGGGCGCATATTTCTTAATCTCTATGATTGTTACGGGAATGGTATATCCGAGACAAGAAGTGGGTTCCTTGTGGTGCGTATTTGGAGCGCTGACGCCTCCTTTGTATTATGCATCACGTGTCTTAAAAATAATAAAGGCTTAGCGGGGGCGGCCTTACTGGGACTTTTCTTCAGCCTATCAAATAGACCGAATAAACTCCCAGCTCAAATCCTTACAGATAAGCTGCCAAATCTTGTCCTGGTTATATAGTTTATCTCTGTTTTTCAGAAGAGGGAAGCACTGGAGATAATTGTCCAACTCCAGAAGTTCGCAGAATTTATAGAGAACATAGGAATATGACAAGAAATTACTGCGGGTCTTGGGGCAATGTTTGACGAAGGACCCCTGGATTTCCTTGAACATGAATCGCAGCTTCTCTTCTACTTCGCGAGACATCACGGGAGCATTCTTGCCGTTGATGCGGTTCAAAATATAGGGGACGTGCTCGTAGAAATTCGTGCACTTCAGCTTTTTCAAGATTTCTCGCACTTTTCCAGGTTTAATACTCTCGGCGTTTGTAATACGCTCCTTCTTCAACTCTTCCAGAATCGCCTGGAATACATCCTCAGGAATTTCTGTGCTTTCCTTCGCTTGGAATTGTGCAAGCCACTCATTGAAATGGTTAATGCGTTTATAGGCGTAATAGGTGACCTCACGAGGCGGGTCCTTGTAGCTCGGCTTATCACTGTCAATTAGGACGAACTCCTGATGTCCGCAAGAATCGCAGAAAAATAAGGCCTCATTATTACTGAATGTCATCTCTTTATCACACATTTCGCACATTCCGTGGGGGTCTTCAAAAGACGTTATGGCCGCCTTTGCATGGTCTGGGTCGACTTTCTGTAGATATTTCTCCAATAAAACTTCACGGCCTTCACGGCCTTCGCGCTCTTTCTGCATAGGTGCGGACTTATGCTCTTGCTTCTTCTCCGCATGGAGAGAATCATCACCCTTCTGCAAGGCGGCTAATACACTCCCAGGCTTAGCCTTCACAACCTTTGACACACCCATTTGATTCCCGCTCTGGATTTTATCTTGTAAGTCATAATAATTAAAGAGAATTTCACCGGCACCAAATAAATAATCATATACAGGTTTATTATTCAATAAATCCTCCTTCTTCCGCCGTAAAGAGTTCATACAATCCTCATATTGACTCTTTAACACAATATCGTTCGTTTCCTGGAGTTTATCATTATATTCAGAAATCTGTTCGTCAATATTTGATATATCCTCTCTCTCTTTCTTTAATGAATTTATGTTTATCTGATGAAGATTATCAAGGGTAGTTTTTCCTTCTAATATACTACGTTTTGTATTTGGTCTAGTATTAAATAAAGAAGAGGGTTGTTTATCTGTCATTCTATGATGCTTTTAAGAAGAAGTTTAGACCGGGTCTTGGTTTCATTTATAAATTTGATATGGAGTTAGGATAATACATACATCCATGAAATACACCAAAGAACTTTTAGAAGATATTCTAAAAGAAGGTGGAGGGACTGTGTTAGAGACGTATGAAATATATAATCAACGCCTGAGAGTGAAGTTTGTCTGCAGTTGTGGGGTGGAGACGAGCAAACGCTTTGAGATGTTGAACGTGTATCGGCTTCCTTATTGTGCGGGGTGTAGTTTGAGGATAAAAGAACAAAGGAAGCAAGAAACAAATCTCAATAAATACGGCTGTATAAATACAGGCTCGGTGCAGGAGGTAAAAGATAAAATAAAAGAAAGCTATAAAGAAAAATTTGGAGGGCATCCAAAACAGACCAATGAAGTTCAAGATAAATGGAAATCTACATGTGATAAGGTCTATGGAGGACATCCCAATCAAAACAAAGAAGTACAAGCAAAATCGGAAGCAACTTCCTATAAGTTCAGAGACTATATGATGCCAAGTGGAGAAATTGTCAAAGTTCAAGGATATGAGAATATCGCATTAGATGAATTAGTCCAAAAATATGAAGAGGAAGACATTATCATAGGAAGGTCAAACATTCCAACAATAGAATATCGCATTAATGATGTGAAACATGTATATTTCCCAGATTTCTTTATAAAATCAGAGAACAAAATCATAGAAGTAAAGTCAGAGTGGACGATTCAATTAAGAAGAGGAAACGTGCAAGAGAAGGCTTTAGCGACGATAAAAGCAGGGTATAAGTATGAAATATGGATTTATAATGACAGGAAAGTAAAAGTGGAAACAAGGGTTTATTAAAACAGAAGCCTAAATTAAGAAATCAAACTCTCCGGCTCGTTTTCCAATTTTCCAAAATGGCGCAAAAAACTCCATTTTGGAAAATTTTTTTCTTATGATATGAATATAAGATGACTGGTGGGGGCCTTATGCAATTAGTGGCTTATGGCGCGCAGGACGTTTATCTGACCGGCAATCCGCAGATCACCTTCTTCAAGGCGATCTACCGTCGCCACACCAACTTCGCGATGGAGTCCATCGAGAACCCCTTCAACGGCAACCCTCGCTTCGGCAACCAGGTGACCTGCACTATCCAGCGCAACGGTGACTTAATCCACCGCATCTACCTCCAGGCGACTCTGCCCTCCGTGAAGCTCACGGCGGCGGACGGCTCTGGTGCGCAGTTCCGCTGGCTCAACTGGGTGGGCCACAACCTCGTTGACTACGTTGAGCTCCAGATTGGCGGCCAGCGCATCGACAAGCACTATGGCGACTGGCTCCACATCTGGAACGAGCTCACGCAGGAGGCGGGCAAGCAGGCCGGCTACGCGAAGATGGTGGGCAACGTGCCCCAGCTGACCAACCTGATCGTGCAGGGCGGTGAGGACTGCGACAATGACTGCGCGGGCGGCGAGCCCAACTCGTCCGGCGAGCTGCTGGGCTGCACCCCCGAGTACACCCTGTACGTGCCCCTGCAGTTCTGGTTCTGCCGCAACCCTGGCCTGGCGCTGCCTCTGATTGCGCTCCAGTACCACGAGGTGCGCATCAACCTGCAGTTCAACGACCTACAGAACCTGATGTGGGACTTTGCGCCCCTGGCGACCAACGTGCACGCCGTGCGCGACCGCGTGAACGCGGCCAACCTGGTGGCGGCGTCCCTCTACGTGGACTACATCTACCTGGACACGGACGAGCGCCGCAAGTTCGCCCAGGTGTCCCACGAGTACCTGATCGACGTGCTCCAGTTCACGGGCGCGGAGTCCATCAACTCCTCCTCCAACAAGCTGA